CCGGGAAAGAACACCCCGGGAGGCCTCCTCCTTTATTCGAGAAGGCCAACTCGTCTGCCTGCGCTTAAGCTTCGGCAGGCAGGTAAAAAAGGCGGGAAAGGAGAAAAACAATGGCACGAAGAGAAAACTGGTCGGTTGCCGAGCTTATCGTCACCAAGGGTATCCGGGCAGGCAAACTCCTGAAACTTCACAAAGTCCTCAAGATGTTCGTGGTCACTCCTGCGGCCAAGATTGCGAACCGCTATGTAACCTCAGTCGTCATGGGAAATAAGACCTACACCCTTGCCAACACGGCTCCAGGGGATGGCCTGGCTCACAGCGTGACAGCCGCAGAGACAGCCGTAGACGTCGAGGATACCAATGGAATCCTTACCATTACGGGAAAAGACGTCGACGGAAAAGTCATCTCCGAAGTTCTCACCCCTGACGCTGGTGTGACGGTCGAATCGACGAAGTGCTTCAAGGAGATCACGTCCATCGTCGGTTCTGGATGGACCCAGGGTGGGACAGGTCCGGATACCATCGTCATCGGCTTTGGCGACAAAATCGGACTTCCTGATAAGCTTCCCTCAGCCGAAGATATCCTCCTTGTGGGCTTCGATACGGCCCTGGTCAACGCCCCCACCGTCGCGGTAGATGCCAATGTCCTTTCGAAGAACTGCGTCACGGTCGTGGGCGATGGGACCAAGAAGCTCCGGGCGATCTACCAGGTCTAAGAGGAGGGGTCCCTATTTGTACCGGGACCGCTATTCATAGGGGCGGATATGAATGTCACCGAGATCATCGGCTTGGAGCGGGAATCCATCCTTGACGATGCGAAGGGTCCCTACCTCTGGAGCAACACCGAGCTTGTCTTTTGTCTGAACGAGGCACTCAACGAGTTTTGCCGTGAGGTCTGGGTCATCACGGACCAGACTACAGCAAGCATGACTCAACTCAAACTCCTGAGCAATGTGGGCCTCTATGCCCTCGATGAGCGGGTCGTCAACGTGAAGAGCGCCCGTCTTGCCAGCGGTGGAAATTGGGGAAGGCCGTTAACCAAGACTTCGGAAAGCAAACTGGACCAGACCCTTTGCAACTGGCGGGCGACGACAGGCACTCCACGGGAATATGCCCTCGACGCAGCCTCAACCTATTTATCGATTTATCCGAAATTCGACACCGTGGGTGAAGTGATCGGATCGGCCGACATTTCCTTTGAGGCAGTGACCAAAGAGATCACCAAACCGGGCGCAACTTTCACAACTCATTTCTCAGTCGGCGATTCCTTCCAGGTCAGCGGCACGGCCAGCAACAACGGGTATTTCACTGTCGCCTCAGTGACGGATACGGAAATTACGGTGAGCGAGACTCTTGTAGGCGAAGCCAATACCAACGCGGCCCTAAGAAAGGTCCGGGACACGCTCCTGATGATCGTCAACCGGATTCCGCTCACTCCGATTACCCCCTATGACATCGATGCGAATCCTCCGGTGGTCCCAGAAATCAAATCGGCCTATCACGGCGGGCTTCTGGATGGAATCGCGAAGCGGGCTTTTCTCAAGCAGGATGCAGAGACATACGATCCGAGGAAGGCAGAAAGACACCGGCTCCTCTTCGAGCAGTTTAAGAACAAGGCCAAGACCGATCTCATTCGTCTGACGGCCATCGATGACACGATGGCTCCGCGATTGGGGTGTATGTGATGGCGGGGCTCGTTCCTTTTCTCGAAATCGAATCCTTCCTGGGGATCAACAATACGACCGATCCTGCAAAGACGCCAGTGACGAGAAGGGGAGCCTTTCTCGTGGCCGGGGAGAACGTGGACATCGACGACGAGAAGATGGTTCACCGGAGGAAAGGTTTCTGCCGTGTCCTTTCAGGAGATATTCACAGCCTCTGGTCCAATGGCAATATCTGTCTTTTCGTCCAAGGACCGGAATTGAAACGCCTCTGGCCTGACTATACGACCACCACTCTCCTCAATGGAGGTAATCACGTCAACGGATCGAGAATGCAGTTTGTTGAAGGAGGAGGAAAGACCTTCTTCTGCAATAGCTCGATCATCGGATACATCGAAAACGGTGAATCTCACCCCTTCCCTGAACCGGAAATGACCTTCAAGAAACGCATGGTCGGCGGCCATCTCCTGGAATGGTTCAACAGCCGCCTTTACGCCGCCCAGGACGACAAGATTTTTTATTCCGATGCTGCCGCGCCTATGCGCATGGATACGCGGAAAAACTTCATTCCCTTCGAAGGCCGATTAATCATGCTGAAAGCCGTTGCTGACGGAATGTACGTCAGCGCGGGAGAACATATCTATTTTCTAAAAGGGCTGGACGCCCCAGATTTCGTGCAATTCAAGGTGGGAGATAGTCCGGCCTACTTTGGGTCAGCGATCAAGGTTGAAGGGGAAGACGTCGGTCCTGGAATCCTTGGAACCGTTGTTATGTGGCTCTCGGATGAAGGCCCTTTCATGGGTCTTCCAGGAGGCCAGGTCAAAAACCTCAACCCCAATTACGCTCCGGAGAACATGGGGGAAAGCGCAGCTATTTACCGGGACGATATCGGCTTTGGCCAATATCTCTGCATCTCTCAGCTTGTTGCCGGCTATGGAGAGGGCAAGATGGAATTTCCTTTACCCGTTCTCGAAGGGCGAGGAACAACATCTTAACGAAGGAGGTTTAACATGGCTGAAAAGTTTTCAAAAGCTTTGCTCAACGAGATGCTGGCGGGCCACCCTTTTCGAAAAGTCATGGCTGATTGTGTCATGAGAATCTTTTCCGGGACCGCACCCGCGAGCGGCGACCTTGGCGAGGCCGGAACCCTGCTTTGCACAATCTCTAAGGCAAGCGGGGTAGTCACCCAGGGAGAGATTTCGACCGCGAAACAGGCAACCATCAACATCACGGCAGGAACGACCGGGCAAACGGTCATCGTGGCGATCAACGGCGTTGATCAGACTTATACCATTCCTGCTGGTGAAACCGGAGACATGCGTCTTATCGGTCTGAGTGTTGCCAAGATGCTTGATCAGATTGACGCGATTGAAGCCGTTGCAAACGGTGGCGCTGCGGATGGCCATGTTTATGTCCGGTCTCGCGTTCCAGGGCTTACCTTCACGATTGCCAAAGGCGGCGGCGGCGGTGGCGGAACCGCGACATGGGCAATTACCGATGATGTGGTTGCGAACGTCCGATGCGATTGTCTCCAATTCGATGCTCCGGTAGACGGGGTCATTTCCAAACCCGCAGCAGAGGTATGGAGTGGCGTTAACGCCGCAGCGGGAACAGCGACCCATTACCGGATTGTCAAATCAGACGACGATGGGGCAGAAGACACGACCAAGACGAGACCGAGAGCCCAAGGGTCGATCTCGACTTCCGGGGCAGAGCTGAACCTTTCCTCAGTCAATCTCGCTGCAGGAGCCACCACGACCATTGATTCATTCAGCCTGACCCTTCCGGCTCAATAAGAAGGGGGGGGGACTATGGGCGTAACGGGGACCATGAGCAACCACTGTAAATACCAGGTGGCTGCAAAACAGATTGATTTAAGCGCAGATACCATCAAGGTTCTTCTCATGCGTGATGGGTTCGTGTTCAACCGTGACAATCACGCTATGAAGAAGAATATCAAAACCAATTCAGGAGCGATCTCTCTCACATTCGTCAGCGCGACGAAGAAGATTACGAGAGGGTCCGGGAGCTTTGTCACGGATGGGTTCGTTATCGGGAACAAGATCACCACGGACGCAACCCTTAACCCTGGCCCATTCACGATTGCCAACGTTTCTGCCCTGGAAATCACCGTCACTGAAGCTGTTGCCGATGAGGGTCCGGTCACAAAGACAGTCACTTCGGATGACGAATTGACTACCGGGTCCGGCTATACCCAGGACTCCAAGACTTTAGCAGGAAAGGTGTTGACCGAAGACGATACCAATGACCGGGCAGAAATGAGCGCCGATGACGTTCAGTGGCCCGCGAGTGGAGGCACGATTGGACCAACCCCAGGGGCATTGCTATATGACGATACGACAACCGACGACACGATTATAGGATATCTCGACTTTGGAGGGAATCAATCGGCCGCCTCTGGCGCGAATTTTACGATCTCGACGATCCGGGTTCGGATTTAATCGCAAAAGGGGTACTCCGTGGCAAAACTTTTTGACAATCTTATTCAGGTCACAGGTCTAACTGCGGGGTCCTGGCAGACCAAAGACCTTTCAGGCGCTCCCTGGAATGTCCCGGCAACTGCTACGGGCCTTCTTCTTGTTATCCGCAACCCCCACGCCTCAAACGCCTACGGATATGGATTTCGGAAACCCGGGTCGACGGATAATCGTACCGCGCCGATCCGGGCAAAGGCTCAGTACACGGCCATCCCAGGCTGCTTCACATCGACCTT